AGGTTGAAATCCTGCTGGCCGTCGAGCTGCCACGTCCCGTCGAAGATCCTGCCCTGCGTGATTGCGTCCTCTTCGCCCGTTGGTACACCGTCGAACAGCCACGAACCATCAAAAAAGCGCCCGTCCATGCGCAGGGAGTCGGTGAAGCACCATGAGCCGTCAAAAAAGCGCCCCCGCCACGGGTAACGCTCATACGAAAGGAGACGTGTCATCATCCGCAACTCGTCTCCCATGTTCATGTATTCGTATTCAATTAGCTCGTCAAGTTTATAGAGGAGCGCCCATACGAGGTGGGATGGGGCTTGCTCTCGTAAGTCCTTGAGCATCTCACGGAGATTGCCTTTATCGTCTTTTAGGATGGTGATTAAGAATCGCCCCGGCGCATATGTTTCGTCGAGGTCAACGGTAATCCCCCACAGATCGGCGATGTATTTCTCAAGTCGTCTGGGGCTTACTGGTGTGCCAGCCGTTTTCTTACGGTACAAGCGCGCTCTACGCTCTTCCAGAGATAGGGATTCGTCAGGCTCGATGCTGCATTTATGCTCCTGATAGGCGATGCCCCATGTAACCGTTTGCGTAAACATTTGGTCGCCGAGCTCTTGGACGATCTTTCGTGCTTCGTCGAACTCGATACCCATGACCTCATACAACCATTTTACAACATAGGAGTTTTCGTAGACTGGGGATACCCGACTTAGCATTCTCTGTGCGGTATCGGATGTTGGGAAATGCTCTATATCAAACGAACTAGGCATACAGCTCCACCTCTATTTCTCCTGTGACAGGGTATTCCTCCGATTGAAACGAGACGTTACTCTCCGCACCATTCATGTAGAATTCGTCAAAATCCGCAACGCCCGGAACTTCATCCGCGAGTATGGCGTACGTCTTGTTGTATCGTATAGATTTAGCGTCACCTGGGGATTTTACAACAGACATATAGTAACTCATAAGAGCCGTTTTATATCGACTCTTTACTGTATCGATGTCTGCACCCGGAACAAGACGCAGCCGCACTTTGTAGTTGATGATGACCGGCTGTGGTGCGGCTACTTCAAAATGAATCAGGCCAATCGGGGCGATACGCGCCATACTTTTGCGATCTGCTAGATCGTCCGATCCCCAGATGTGCCGGAACACTGCTGAGAGGATCTGCTGATTTGCCGGCATACCATTCGTATCAACTACGACAAGTTTCACGCTGTTCGCACCGCTATAGCCCGGTATCGTATGAGCAAGCCCAACACCGGGGACTTCCGATGCCCAGCGCACGTAGTCTGCATTGTTGCCCGTGTAGCTCTTCCCCCGACCGGCGTTGATGTCATCGATGCGTTGACGCAGGCTTGCGTCGCTTTCTTGCTCCGCACCACCTGTGACAGCTTCTTTGTTGGTTATGCTGTAGATTCCGCTGATCGGAGACCGCATGATCGTAACGGTGTCGTTTGGGACATTCCCGATCTGACCGCCAAGAAGCGCCTGTATGGCAATCGTAAGCTCTCCCGAATCGGGGATAACCGTATCTTCAAGTGTTTCAAAATCAATCGCCGGAGTGCCATCTACGGACGGGACGGAGAATACAAAGCCTTTTGTGATAAGCCTTCCCGGTTTTCCTTTTATGGTTAGATGTCCATAAGCCTTATTTGCTGCACGTCGTTCTATGCCGACATCGATGGCGTGGCAGTCGAGCCAATACCCCTCCGCCCACATCGGGTGCATCATTTGCAAGGTGCGCTGAACAAAGACCTGCAACAGCTCCGCTTTCTCAAGCGCGGTCGGCATTGTCAAATCCCACGCGAACCCGCCCTCGGTTTTGTCGATGTCGAGAGGGAGGTTTCGCATCATACGCTCTTGGATACCGCGAGCACTCACGTTTTTAAGCCATTCCGGGGGTTCAAACGGTACGATTGACATAGATTCCTCCTTCCTCAGTACGTTACTGTGAGCGTATCTTCATCCCACTCATGCCCTTTTACGACAAAGGACACGAGGAGACTGTCTGCGCCATTCCACGAAAAACGAAAGTTCTTCACATATTCCGTCTCAGGGTTTACCATCAGAGCCTCAGTAATGGTGCGCTGGATTGCAGACTCAATGGCACGAATATCACTTTCCTCCTGCACCGCTTTGACAATCTCAACGCCGATCTTGTCAGAGTAGGCTAACTTCGTATCGCGCTCCGTGACACACTGTTTCAAGCACCACTGACAGAACGCCTCGCGTCCCTCTGCGAGCACAAGACGATTTGCCCCGTCGCGCAGGAAATCTCCTGACGCGTAGTCGAAAAAGAAGCTCTGTTTATAACTTTTCTTCTTTGTGCGCTCACGATCTGCTACAACAGGAGGAAGATTGAATGTCGGATACAGACTTTGTCCCATTTGATCCCCTCCCTTAGCCTACGATGTCGCCACGATACACGATGTCAACAACACATGCCTCATCCTGCACCCACGCCACAAGCACTTTGTCACCGGGGCGAATCCAATACATCTTCTCGGGGAGCCGCACATTGTGGACGTGGCTGCCCGCAAAACCTGCGGCGGGGTGCCCGTGTGCTCCGTCGCAGTACGTCTGCGTGAGTGGCACGCCGGGGTCGTATGTAATCGCACGGCATACGGAATAATCGCTTTGGGGAATTGGAATCGGGAACGTGTTTGTTTTCAGGCTGTAATCCCCCAAGATGATGCCAAAATCGAGCACAAGCGGTTTATCACCTTTCTTATCGATCATGCCGGCAAGTGCCGCAGTCAGTTTATTTGCACCCGGGCTGCCTCGTTTGCTCAATCTGCCTCACCTCCTGTGGATTCGTCCGTCTCATTGGAATCGGTCTGTGTATCGCCAAGCCCATTGTCCGTCTCCGTTGCCTCGTTCAGTTCTTTGTCCTCGTCGATTTCGAGTGTCATCTTCTGATCTTCGGCGTTGTGCCGAACACTCTTTACGAAGAAGTAGCCAAGAACCGTACCGGCACGGACACGGATGCAGTCGCCCTTGCGCAGAAAAGGCAAGTCCGGCGCGACGATGGTCGTCTTTCGCTTGAGTGCACCGCGTTCTCGCAACAGCTGATTTGCCGCCTCGGTCGCCTGTTCGAGAGACTTGCTGTGCTGACGCTCCACAATCGCTTGCCGGATGCCGAACTCTGTTCTCCCCTCTACGGTCGCTTCGATTGCCTGATGACCTTCCTCGTCAGTTTTTCCAACGACGATAACACGCGTAACAATGCTGCCACTGTCGAAGGAATCCTTCGCACTGGCGGCGTTGTCTTTCTCGTCGAAATGGTAGATACCATCATTCACGCCGCGTGGGATGATTTCAACCTTCCCTTCTTTTGCGCGAGCGAAGTAAACGCCGCCGCCTTTTTGCTTCACGTCATCGAAGATTTTCTGAAGCATATCGCTGAGATGGCTTTTCTTGAACACCATCTTGTTGTGCGTGATGTCGGGGCCTTTGTAATCATAAGGGACACCCCATTTGTCGAGAATCTGCGTAATCATCGCTTTGGTCGTAACACCGTCAACGAAGTACGCGTAGTCCTCATTCCTCCTCAACGCGTGCATTTCGTCGTATGCCTCGATGTCCAGCACGCTATCACCGTTTGTGTATGTGGGCGACCATTTTTCAATCGTCCCGCGCACCATCTCTTTTTGCTCATCGCCGATATTCGCGTAGATAAAGATCGGTGTACCCGGCTGTATGAGCTGAGAGATACGTTTCCCATCGTACAGCGTATTGTAAACCTTGAGGCTGATGCGAACAGAGAGTTCTTTTGCGCCCTCTTCCCACCCGAGATTCGATGTAATGCGCGTGATGTCAAGCTGCTTCCCGTCGGGAGCAATACAGACAACGCGATAGCTAATATTTTTCAGATCAACCATATCTGCCCCCTAAAAAGGCAATTTTATCTTGACGCCCGCCTTGATTCCGGTCTTGATGAGTGCATCTACATCGACGAGCTTTTTTGCATTCGCAGCATAGACTTCAAGCCATCTGGCGCCGCTTCCTAGTTTTTGCTCTGCAATGCTCCACAACGTCTGATTCAAGACGCTCTTAATGGATGATGGTTTTGG